GAACGTGCTATGCGAACAATAGATCAATTACAGTTCTTGAGGTTAAACGATGATAATAGTCGAGCATGACGAGAGGGGGAATATACTGTCGGTTGTGTCATATCCTGTTTCTGAGAATTTTGTTGTGGAGTTGTACAAGGATAGGGTGTTTCTTCCGCAAGGTTTTTTTGTGGATTACAATAAAATGATCGTGAGGGATGGTGAAGTAGTGTACCGGTCGCCTGAGTGATTTTTTTGTGTTTTTTCGAACTCTCTGGTGCTCTGCGTCTTAGAGTGATTGCACTTTATAGTAATAAGTTAAAAATTCTAAATTAATTATTTAGTTGCCTCCGGAATTACATTTTTTGGCAATAACTTTATTGTCAGGTAAAAGCCATGAAAATCACCCCGATCCTCAAGCAATTGCGCGATCAATGCCCCAGTCTTGCCTCATCTATCTCGACTGGCCTTGATCTCGATCTGTTGCAAGGCAACACCACGCTGCAAACCCCGGCGGCATTTGTCGCCGTGATCGCCGACCTGGCGAGCAAGGACGCCTCGCAGAACGTCACCCGCCAGGGCATCCGCGATCGCCTGGAACTGACCCTGGTGCTCGACGGCAGCAACGGCCAGGCCGCGTTCGACCAACTGCATACCTTGCGTGCCGAACTCTGGCGCGCGCTGGTGGGCTTCAAGCCCGACACCTTCTACACCCCTCTCGAATACGACGGCGGCGAACTGATTTCGATCAACGCCAGCCGCCTGCTCTATCGCCTGCATTTCTTCGCCGAGTTCCAGCTGGGGCGCAATCGCTCCAGCGACCCGGCGGAAACCTGGCACGAGCGTGAATTGGACGGCTTGCCGTCTTTTACCGGGGTGACGGTGCGGGTCGATGCCATCGACCCGGCCGACCCCAATCTGCACCGCCCAGGCCCCGACGGGCGTCTGGAGCTGACTTTTTCAGGAGACGTAAAGCAATGACCCAACGCATCACCGTAGTGCCGGCCGAAGGCCGCGCCGTGCCGGATCCGGAAGCCGGCGATCTGCTGCCGGCCGCCGGTCGCGAAGTGGCTGACAGCGCCTGGTGGCGCCGTCGTCAGGCCGATGGCGATATCACCCTCACCGCCGTGCAAGCGGCACAACCACAGGATGCCCAATAATGGCTATCGGATTCAGCAACATCCCCGCGGACCTGCGTGTTCCGCTGTTCTATGCCGAGATGGACAACTCGGCGGCCAATAGCGCGTCGTCGACCCTGCGTCGACTGATCGTCGCCCAGGTCAATGACAACGCCACCAGCGCGGAAATCGGCAGCCTGGTACTGGTCTCCAGCGTCGCCCTGGCGAAGAGCATCGGTGGCCAGGGCTCGATGCTCGCCGCGATGTACGACACCTGGCGCAAGACCGATCCGGTCGGCGAGATCTGGTGCCTGCCGCTGCGCAATAGCACCGGCGCGATTGCCAAGGCCGATCTGAAACTGACCGGCGCCGCCACCGAAAGCGGCGTGCTCAACCTGTATGTCGGTGGTGTGCGGGTCCAGGCCGCCGTGGTCAACGGCGCGACCGCCGCCCAGGTGGCAACTACCCTGGCCCTGCAAGTCAACGCCGCCGCCGACCTACCAGTCAGTGCCGTGGCCACCGATGGCACCGTTACCCTGAGCTGCAAATGGACCGGTGACAGCGGCAACGACATCAGCCTGCAGTTCAACCGCCTGGGCAAGAGCAACGGCGAAGAAACCCCGGCCGGCCTGACCATCGTCACTGCCAGGATGGCGGGTGGCGCCGGTGTGCCGGATCAGGTCGCGGCGCTGGCGGCTCTGGGCGACGAACCGTTCGAATTCATCTGCCAGCCATGGTCCGACGCGGCCAGCCTGAGCACCTGGCAAGCGGCGATGGACGACAATGTCGGTCGCTGGTCCTGGTCCAAGCAGCTGTTCGGCCACGTCTACACCGCCAAGCGCGGCACCATCGGCACCCTGGTGGCGGCCGGCCAGACCCGCAACGACCAGCACATGACCATCCAGGCCCTGGAGCCCGGCGTTCCGCAACCGTACTGGATCCAGGCCGCGGCCCTGGCCGCGCGCACCGCGGTGTTCATCTCCGCCGACGCCAGCCGTCCGACCCAGAGCGGCAGCCTGCCGGGTATCGATCCGGCTCCGGCCAGCGAGCGTTTCACCCTGACCGAGCGCCAGTCGCTGCTCAGCTACGGCATCGCCACCGCGTACTACGAAGGCGGCTACGTGCGCATCCAGCGTGCGATCACCACCTACCAGAAAAACGCGTACGGCCAGGCGGACAACTCCTACCTGGACAGCGAAACCATGCATCAGTCGGCCTTTATCGTCCGTCGCCTGCAAAGCGTGATCACCAGCAAGTACGGTCGCCACAAGCTCGCCAGCGATGGCACCCGCTTCGGCGCCGGGCAGCCGATCGTCACCCCGAGCACCATTCGCGGCGAGCTGATTGCCCAGTACGCGAAGCTCGAACTGGAAGGTCATGTGGAAAACGCCGAGCTGTTCGCCGAGCACCTGATCGTCGAGCGCGACAGCCAGGACCCGAGCCGGGTCAACGTGCTGTTCCCGCCTGACTACATCAACGGCCTGCGCGTGTTCGCGCTGCTCAACCAGTTCCGTCTGCAGTACGACGCGGTGGCTTGATTGCCACCCGATCATTCAGTGCAAAGGTGAAAACATGAAAGCGATTAAACAGTATCTCGGTGCCGGTCTCGTGTCGGCTGCGCTGCTGGCGACCGCTACCCCGGCGTTCGCCGCCAATCTGTTGGTCAATGGCAGCTTCGAGTCTCCAGGTTGCAGTTTCAACTGCATTCTGGATACCCCTGCCCAGGCCGACTTCATTTCGGGCTGGACGACTTTTCTCTCCGGCGTCGAATACTTCAGCGTACCGGCGACGGTCCCCGGCTCGGCTGCTGCCGACGGGGTGAACGCCGTGGACCTGGCGAACTACGTCTACACGAATGGCGGCGGCATCCAGCAGAATTTCAAGACTGCTGTCGGTCAACGTTATCGGCTGACCTTCAGCGCGGGCAATAGCGCCGCGAGCGGTCGTACCGGTACCGGCGTGATTCAGGTCAAGGTAGCGGGGCAGACGGTGAGTTTCGACACTCCCGTCGTAGCCACCCAGGCCGTGGCCTGGAAAACCATCACCTATGACTTCACCGCAACCACCCCCCAAACGACGTTGAGCTTTTTCAACGAAGAGAACCCTTACACGCACTACGCGCTCATCGACAACGTCATCGTCGAGGCCCTGTAAGTCGCGCTCACCGCTCTGATCCCCCCCTTGTCGATTTGCACGGCGAAGACAAGGGGCATCACTTTTTATTGCAAGGAGATACACCATGGGTCAACTGATTGCGGGCACCTGCTACGTCAAAGTGGACGGCGCTCAACTGACCATCAACGGCGGCTGCGAAGCGCCCCTGATGGCCGTCAAACGGGAAACGGTCGTGCCGGGTTTCTACAAGGAAACCGATATCACCCCGTCCTTCAAGGTCACTGCGCTGCATACCCCGGACTTCCCCCTCAAGCAACTGATCGCCGGTTCCGACATGACCGTCACCTGCGAATTCAGCAACGGCAAGGTCTATGTGCTGGCCGGTGCCTACCTGGTCGAAGAGCCGGTCGCCAAGGGCGATGACGCGGCCATCGAACTGAAATTCGAAGGCATCAAGGGGACCTGGCAATGACCGATCCGGTGAAGTTGCAGGTGCCCATCGAGGCCCACGGCGAACCGCTGCTCGAACTCACCCTGCGCCGTCCGACGGTGCAGGAGGTGCGGGCGATCAAGGCGCTGCCGTACAAGATCGACAAGAGCGAAGAAGTCAGCCTCGACATGGATGTCGCGGCCAAGTACATCGCGGTCTGCGCCGGCATCCCGCCGTCGTCGGTCAACCAGCTGGACCTGTCCGACCTCAACACCCTGAGCTGGGCGGTGGCGGGTTTTTTCATGAGTGCGGCATCGCAGCCATCGGTGAGCTGATTGCGATTGCCTATGACCTGGCGTGGTTCTGGAAGGTTGACCCCGAACAGATGATGGCCAGGCCACTGGATGTGCTCCGGGAGTCCCTGGAGCACGCGCAACGGATCAATGCGATGCAGCAGGTGCAGTGATGGCCAAGAAAAAAGTAAGTGTCAGTGCCGAGGATCTGCAGTCCCTCGTGGTGGCTGCGAAGGCGGCCCTGGCCGCCCCCAAGGCCAGTGACGGGACCGCAAAGGTCGCCAATCTCAAGAAGAGCCTGGAAGACAGCGGCCTCGACAAGTTGAACCTGAAGGGTGGCGGCTTGCTGGCGCCCTTTACCAACGGCCTCAAGGCCGCCATCAAGGAGCAGGACCGGCTGGCCAGGACGGCCAACGTCCGCAAGGCTCCGACACTCCCCAGGGCGGCGACGCTACCCAAGGCGCCGATAGCACCGAAGTTGCCTGCCGCTCCGAAGGCTCCCGCGGTCCCGAAAGCACCCGCGGTACCCAAAGTACCTCAGGCGGCGAATAAAGGACTGGGCGAAACCGCGCAGCATCTGGAGGCGCTCGGCAAGGCGCTGGACAAGATTTCACTGAAGATCGGGCAGGCGCTGTTGCCGGCCTTCGACAGTATCGTCACCGCGCTGATCCCTCTGGCGACGGCGTTCGGGCAATTCGTGGCGGACAATCCGGCGCTGGTGCAGGCACTGGCTGTCGGGGCCCTGGCGTTTACGGTGATGACCGGGGCGGCGATCGGCCTGGCGACGGTGATGGGGGTATTGACGTCGCCCATCGGCTTGGTCGCCGCGGCTGTCGCGTTGGCGGCGGCGGTTATCGTGCTGGCATGGAAGCCGCTCACCCGCTTTTTCAGCGGGGCCACGAGACAGATCACCCTCGCGGCGATCGCGACGGCGGACGCTTTCAAGGCGCTGCCGGCGGCCATTGCGGCAGTCTGGGGCAAAGTGACCGCGACCTGGGACCAGGCCGTTTCCGCGTCCGGCAAGTTCCTGGGGGAGCTCAAGAGCGGGTTCATCAACGGCTGGAGTGAGCTCAGGAACACGCTTGCCAGCTGGTCGCCGATGGATGATCTGAAAAAGCTCTGGAGTGGGACGAAGGGGTTTTTCCAGGAAATCGGCAACGACATCAGCGAGAGTCTCGGACAGTCCTGGAACAGCCTCAAGGAGACTTTCAGCTGGTCACCCCTGGAAACCCTCCAGACGCTCTGGACCGGTGTCATTACCTTCCTGGGCGGCCTGGGGAGTCAGCTG